AGGAGCTTACCACTAGCGATAGTGGAGCCGTGAGGGAGGTCGTTGAGGAGGTTGCTAGGGGCGCGATGCGCGCGCTCGATAGCATGCTTCGGCGGGCTGCCTCGAGTTGGCAGGGGCGAGTCGGGTTGGCTGGGGTTGCCGTTTATTCGGTATACCGTGTCCATAAACGGCTCGTCGATCGGGCTCATGAGCTCGGGGTAACGAGTGCTGGTGTGCCGGTGGGGTGGTGTGACTGGGTTTGGATGAGGATTTGTGAGCTGACAAAGCATGAGAGTGTTGAGATCCCTCTTCGGAAGGAGGTTCAGCGCGGATTGCATGTCTATGCTCGCAACATATTCGAACACCACTCACACCCCACCGCGGCTACGCAGCGCTCGGCGGCTACAACGGCGATAGAGAACTGGTTGAAATCTAAGAACTATATACCATACCCAATATCTGGAAGTGATCGAGAGTCACCAGCTGGTTATCAGGGGTACTACATGGAGAAGGACTTAAAGAGGGCATTGGTGCAGAATCCGGTGACGGATCGGCATGTTATAACGATGATAGACGTGGACTATCATGTTGACATGAAACACTGGATGTCCTATGAGAGGCCTATCGTGATGTACACCTTTACACCTGGCGCGGTGGCGGGGCGCTCGGATGATGGCACATATTGGGTAACTGGGGACAATCGCGTGCATTTGGCAGTAAAAGGTGCGCAGGAGTACTGTCATACACTATGGGATTACAGGGGTGATTTTGTGGTGGCGCGCTATTGGACTAAGACAGTGGTGTATACTGTTGATCGGCAAATCTTGACGGATGATAGGAGCATTATCACGCTAATTCCCTATAGCACGGTGAAGGGACCATGGGGATGGTATTTACCGGGCCGTGAGATGATGTTGCGTGAGTTGGTGCAGGGCGACTTTGCGGTGTCGCAATTCCTTGACGAGGAGGGAGACCTTAAAATCTCCCTGGCAATGCTGGACTCACCTCTGGCTGCTACGCTCAGTCTTGGCTATTTTCACCTTTTGCAGATTAAGTATGGCTTGTCTTCGAAGCCGACTTCATACGATATTTCTGAGTACCTACGTCGGCAGGGTATGGAATCGGATGAGGCGGCTACTGTTGGACCACAGCTGTGTGCTTTTTACAAGAATGGCATGAAAATTAGCCAGGTTAAGACCCAGACTGGCGGTTCCCCGGCACGGGTTGTGCGACCGTCGAATTATGTCGTTATCAAGGAGCCTATTCAGGGCCCCGTGGTTGAGATTGGCAGACAACTGATGCCACCAGTTGTTGACCATCCTGCTCTGGCTCCGGCCAGTTGTCGGGATAACGATGTGGCTGCAGTGGAGGGGCGTATCTATGCAGTGCTGAATGATAAAATACCCCCGGAGCGGTACCATGGGC